AGATACTATTACTGCATATTGGTCTGATGGTAAATTAGTAGAATGTGCTGCTGCTACAGCCACAGGCAATAGTTTAGATACTACCGCAGGGAATGTTCCGTATACAGAATCTATTAATCAATTTAATATATATGGAGATTTTGTACAAACTGCATTTGGTTTAAATAAAGCAATATTTACAAACACTGCATTAAATAGTGCTGTAAGCACAGGTTCTAAATACACTAGAGAAGGACTAGGTTTGTTTGGCAGTGAGCCAAGCATATATAAAACAAATACAGGTGGAACTACTACATTTTATAGAGGAGCGTTTCCTAACGCTGTAACATCTATTGGTTTAAATGGAAGCGTAGGTACAACTACTATACCTTTACGTATTACAGCAAACACACAAGTAACAAGTAATTTTGTACTATATAAAAGACCATACGGAGGATCATGGGACTCAGGAACTAATGTTACACCTAGTGCAAAAGGTTATGCTGCTAACACTGCTGTAAATACAGACGTTACAGTGTCTGGTTTATCACAATCTCAACGTTATGATTTTAAAGTAGTAGCACAAGGATTAACAGATAGTGCTGCAGTAGAAGTTTCTAATGCTAATTTAACTACGTCTGGTACTCCAAGTCCTACTGTTAACGTTAGCCCTTCTAGTGTGCTACACAGCCCTTCAAACACTGCAGGATATTATTATTCTGATGTAGTAACAGTAACTGTAACAAATGGTTCTGGTAGTATATTTATACAAGGAGTACCTGCTAGTAATACATTTCACGTTCCTCAATATAGAGTAGCAAGTAGTGCTAGTGATAAAATTACAAGTGGTGGCAGTTGGACTACTGCAAGTATATATGCTTCAAATTCATCTTCTACTATAACACCAAGTAGTGGGACTGTATATGTTCAATTTAGAAGTACATTAAGCTATAAAGCAGCGACAGATGAATATAGAGATGGTGTTGCAACATTTAATTTTAGAGAAACAACCAGTAGTGGAACAAGTGTAGATTCTACAGTAGCTGGTATAAGATGGTCACAATTACAGCCATAAGGAGAAATTATGAATATTAATTCAAAGTTAAGCGTTTATCAAGCACAAGCAGGAGCTGAAGTATCTGTTGATAAAGCACAAGCAGAATCTGAATATAGGGATAGTTTGTTAGGAAAAGCTATGTATTATGGTAGTGCTGCTATGTCAGGATTTACTATGGGGCATGAACTAGGTAAAACTATGCAACCTATGGTAGACAATATGAAAGTAAGAAGACAAGCTAGAAGAGATTACAATGCCAACGAATTAGGTAATTACGGAGCAACAACAAAGCAAGGTACTTCCTACAAAGAAAGACCGCAAGAGTTGGAAGGTGTAAATAGCTTTAGAGATTTTTACAAAAAAACTGTTAAAAACCCTGCTAAAGATGCTATGGAAAATGCAGGTCCAATGGAAACAATTTATAACGATAAAGGTGAAATTATTATAGAAGGTAGAGATAGGACAAGTAATAGAATGGCTGATAAAGCTAGAGTAAAAGCTTTTTATTTAAACAGTGTTACTAATTACGAACCTACTGGAAATACAACTGCAGATGGATCTGCTGAATTTAAGCAAGTAACTATATCTAGAAATTCAATGGACTTTTATCCTTCTATGAACAAACCAATAGAAATCTTTGGTAGCAAAGACAGAAGTCTAATAAGTTTAATGAATGAACCTATAACTCAAGAAGAATATGATGAAGCTGAAGAAAATAGTAGATTTATTAGTGAATCAATTTCAATGTAAGGAAAATAAGATGAATGAATTTGAAAAAAAAGTATACGATCATATGAAACTTCGTGAAGGATATAAGAACGAAGTATATTTAGATACGTTAGATAAACCTACTTGCGGTATTGGTCATTTATTAACTGCAGCAGAACGTGAAGATTATCCTGTAGGTACTGAAGTAGATGATTATAAAATTAAAGAATGGTATATGGAAGATATTACTACTGCTATGGAAGCAGCAGATAAACAAGCAAGTATATTATCTACAGATAATGAATCTGTAAAAATAGCATTAGTATCAGTTAATTACCAATTAGGTACTAGCTGGACTAGAAAGTTTCCTACTGCTTGGAAATGTTTATGTCATCAAGAGTATGATCGTGCTATAGATGAAATAATGTACGCAGATAAAAAAACAGATAGACATTCACGTTGGTATAAACAAACACCAGTACGTGTTAAAGATTTTGTTAAAGCAATTAATAAATTAAAGGAGATACATAATGGATAAAAAAAATATAGTTAATCCAAACAGACAACAACTACCTAGAGTTAATGACATAGACGATGAAATTACGCAAGGTAAACGTGAAGCTAATTTAGAATATGCTCCACATTTTAATGAATATAATTGGTTGAAAGCTGTATCACCTAATTTAGTAGTAAAGATAAAGGAGTAGGATATGGCACCATTCGCAATAGTAGCAGGATTAATTGGAGCAGCAGCAACTACCTCAGCTGCAAGTAAAGCTAGAGAAGAAGGTAGAAGAAGACGTGGAGTATTAGGTAGTGTATTTGGAGAATTGCAAAGTAATGCAATAGGATTATTACCAGAAGTGCAAAACAATGAGATAAGAAGACTTGAAACACAGGGCGATAAATTTGATTTAGCAACAGAACAAAGAATTGGTAGATATGGTGCTATAGAAAATAGAATAGGACAAACTGGGTTTTCTGGTTTAGGTACTAATGTTATGGACCCTACACAAGCATTTACAGGATTAGATATGGCTTATCAAGCATCTAACCAACAAATACAAGATCAAAAAGGAATGGAATTAGACTCAATACAAAAAACATTTTATGGTGCTGCTAGTTCAGCTGCGCAAGGTGGAGCAGTGTTGAGTACTGATTTTAATCAAGCAGTTAAAAATCAATATGGAGGAAACGTATAATGGCAAGTTACGAAACTGAATTTTTACAAGCATTAAATATGGCATCACAAAGTGCTTCTGGATTATTAAGAAGCATAAGGGAACCTGACTATGAAGAAAAATTAGCTATGGAAACAGCTAAAAGAAAAGAGTTGATGGAATTAGACCAAAAATATTCTTTAGAACAAATAGATTTATCGGGTAAGATAGCAACCGAGCAACAAATAAGAGGTATCGATTCTGATCAATTAATAACTGATAAGAACATATCTGCAAGAGCAGCAAGTGACGATAAAAATATTCTTGCTGGAGCGGAAAGGGATGATAAATTAATTGCTAACCAACGTTTCATGCAAGAAGCAAGTTTTGGACAAGAAGAAACAATGACTAAACTTAGAGGCAATATAGATAAAGAAAACACCGAATCAAGAATAAAGTTACAAGCAGAATTTACAAAAGAAAGAGATAATTTGTTACAAGGGTTTAATGTTGAAAATATGAATTTACAAACAAAAAACGCTATGGAACTTGCAAGTCATCAAGGAGTTGTAAGTGCGCAATTATTTAAAGATAATGCAGAAGTAATGAAATTTATAAGACGAGAAGATGTAGAATGGATGTTAAATTTTGAAACTAAAAAACCTTTAGAACAAGCCAAAATCATGAATGAAGAATATATAGATCCTAAAACAGGTAAAGGTACTGGTAAAACTAACGGTGAATATTTGATTAGTTATACAGCTTCAACTCAAGATGCTATGAAACAAGCACAGTTTAGAAACTTGCTTAAAGATAGTAAAAATAAACCTGTTAGAGATTATATATATACTAATATGCCAGTAGTAAATTATCTTTTTGAACCTACGCCAAGCATGAATGCCTACAAAAAGAAAGCAGGTATAACTGATATGGATCAACAACTGTATTTACAAAATATGGGTTTTGTACAAAATTTAGGACAAGAGTTAACTAGAATAGAAGCGTTAGATCCTAGTAGGGCAAAATCATTATTAAATGCAGCTTCTGCGCAAAATAGTGTATACTCAGGTATGGATACTAATAATCCACTGGTAAACAAAGCTATATTTAACCAACAAACATTTGGCGCACAAACTGCTATAAGTGAGTTATCTAATGCTTTGCCTTTAATGAGTAATGTAGATACTAGTAAACGTACAGATGATTATGATATGCCTGATTCGCCTAGACTTTTGTTTAGCAATAAATTAACCAAAAGAGGTAAAAATAAATTAACTGAATATTTAAATGAAAATGAAAATAGGTATAATGATATTTCAGCAAACTTATTATTAAGATATCAGCATGCTCAAAATATGAAATACAACAGAAAAAATAATAGAGAATTAAAAAAAGACTTTAAACAGGGTATTGCTATTGGTAATCAAATGATTGATGCTGCTAAAAAAATAAATGCAGACCCTGGTCTTATAAAAGGATTGGAAGAAAGAAGTATTGTTTTAGAAAAGTATTTAGCTAATATATAATATGTTAGATAGAAGAATACAAATACTAGAGTCTGCTTTTGATGCAGGACATTTAGATGAAATGCAGTACGCATTGGGTCTAAAAAAGTTTTATGACCGTATACCTAAGCAATTTGACGCACGTAGTTTGCGTTATATGGAAACAAAACTAGTTGATGCGGGCTTACCCCTTACTGACGGAAGACAAGGTCAAACTGACGGAGTTCTTGCACAGATTACATCTGGACTATTAGAAGGTTTTACAACCTTTGGTTTTGCAGATGAACCTGATACATCTACTGAAAAAATAGCAAACTCATTATCTCATCTTATAGGATTAGCACCAGGTGTTGTAGTACAGGCATTATCTGGAGGTGGTGCTGCAACAGCATTAGTAGCAAGAGGAATACGTAGACAAGCTAAGGCTAGAGGTGTTAAACAGTTTGAAGCAGTAGCTGATCGTTTAGAAAGCGTAGGAAAATCTTTACAATATTCTAATAATAAAGTAGCAAGAGCTATGCACGACGTTACTACTAAAATACCTGGAGGGAAAGCATTTCGTAGTCCACAACCTATTGGTGTAGATATTAAGACAGGTGAAAAATTATACGGTATGCAATCTGTACCTGGTATAGTTGCTAACTTTGTACAAAAACAAAGTACAAGTTTTTTAAAAGATAATAATATTAAAGCAGCAGAATTTATACACAAAGGTGTATTTAAAAATAGATTCATGGATGCTGCTACTCGTGACAATATTGTTAATCAATCTGTACACTTAGGATTATTGTTAGGTGCTTCTGCTAGAGAACAAGGTATACAAGGCATGGGACAAGCAGCAGTACAAGGTGCTATTGCGGGAGGTATATTTGGAGGTATAGGTGAGTATGCAAACATAGGTAGAATGTTAGCTAGTAAAAATGTCGGAGTTAGAACTGCGGGAGAAAAAGTAGTTAGAGGATTTGCTAAAGCATTAAAAGAACAACCTAATCGTAGAGATCAATTTGAAACTATAAACTTTCTTATGAAGGGTACAGCAGGTGCAGCGTATGGTACTACTACTGCTAAACTGCACGATATGCCTTTAGAAGACCAGATATATGAAACATTAATGGCTGTATTCTTTAGTGTAAATAGTAGAGCTGCATTTGAAAATAGAGCTACTAGAGATATATTTAGTTCTGACAAAGTAATACCTAGAGATTTTAAAATGAAAGAAGCACGTAAGTGGCTTACTGAACAACCGTGGTATCAAGCAGAAACTCCTGAGTATCAAGCATACTGGAGCAGGTATTTAAAAGATATACAACGTCAACAGATGGATTATGTTGTTAATAACTACAATGACATTATTGTAGCATTAGCTCCTGAATATAGAGATTTAAAAGAACAAGGTTTTATTACACCTGAAATGGAAGCAAGAGCTAGAACAGATAATAAAACCAGAGAAACTATATTGGAAAAATTATATGAAGCAGCTGAAAAAGCAGAAAGAAAACACGAAGATACTTTTAATATAGATGAAGTAGAACGTAGAGTAGAAGAAAAAGAATTTGAATTTAGTTCTATGGAAATGGACAAAGAAGTTAAACACATAGAACAAGATACATCTATTGCTAGTGAATATTTACCAAAACAACGTACACTAAAAAACATATTTGTAGATATTAAAAAAGTTGGTGACAAAGCTTCTAAGGATTTAGATCCACAAGAATTGCATCAAATGTTTAAGAAGTTAGCTATTGACACAAACTTTACTCCTGATAACTTTATTAAAGAAGTAGAAGGTAAATTTAAAATTAAAGTTAGTGAAGAACAAAAAATGGATTTAGTTCAAGCTATACATAAATATAAACATTTAGATAAGTTTAAAATATCTAGAATATATTTAGTACCAGAAGAAGGTAAGGGCAGATTAAAAAGACGTAAAACAGAAGAGCCTGTATTTGAAGAAGAAGCACCAGAAGTAGACATATACAACAAACCTATAGGCGGTAAAAAGTCTGGTACTAAATCAGACCAAGGTAGTCGTTTAAATAAAATATATGCTAAAGATGATAAACAATTACATTTAGATATAGACTATTTAACTACTGTAGTATCACAACGATATTATGATGCAGTAGAAGGTAAATATAAACCAGGTGCTAAAATTAAAAATGTATCACCTTTGTCTATAGATATATTTGCATTTTCTAAAGATACTAAAGATCCTATTAGTGCTGTAAGAAATATGTCTAAAAAACAATTAGACCAACTAAGAAATAATTTAGAAGAAAAAGAAGGATTGTATATACACGCAGCAGTTAGTGATACTGGTAGATTGCAAGTAAGACAATTCCCTTGGAGCAGTAGAAAGAATGAAACTAATTATATATCTGACAAAGAATTAAAGAAAATAGATAGAACTATTAGAAAAGAATTAGGCGGCACTGATGCTAAAAAATATAAATCTAATGTTGGATTTGTTATTTGGCGTATGAAAGAAATGAATTTAATAGATGCTAAATACACAGCACAAGACATTATAGATACATTGCCTACTTATTTTAAAACAGAACCTTATACCGATGTTACAAAAATGCAAAAATATACTAAGCATATGTCTGGTATTGAAGTACCTATAGATAGTCAATACATTAAAGATGAATATACACACGCTTTAATAAAAGACTTACCTGGTAGTATAAAAAATATGGGACCTGAAATGGAAGCATTTAACTCAGGTACTGATGGTGCTAGTATGTTAAGAGGTGAAAAATTTGATAGGTTAGCAAAAGCGTATGGATTAGATCCTGAAACTGGTGTTATAAAAACTATACATATACACAGACCTGGTGAGTTTACTAACGGCAATAAACGTGGTACAACTATTATTAAGACTGCTACATTTAGAATGGACCCTAAATGGGAAGCTTTATTAGATAAAACAGAAGCAGGTAAAAAAATAGATTATTTACATTATGATACTGCAGTAAAAGAAATTAGTGGAGCAAAAAGACCAGACGTACCAGGCAAAACAGATGTTACATGGAAATCTAAACTAGAAGATAATTACATAAATTTAGATGTCTATGAAAATTTTAATAAATTAGAAAAATTAAAATTGTTAAGACAGGTTACCTCTAATTTAAATACTATTGACATGGATCCTACTAGCACAGATGGAAAGATTTTTTGGAATAAATGGCAAGAAATTATAGATGCATCTGCAAGAGGAGATGCTGTTGTAAGCAAAGAAGTAAGTCAGCTACTTAAGTCCAATCAACCTCTAGGCGATAAAGTATCTTTAGATAAAATAGATATTAGATTAATAGACCAGATATTAAATGAAAATCCTACGTCTATTACAGCCAGAAGTATATTGCGTAAATTGTTTACTGATGGTAGAAGTTCTGAGCGTGATAAAAGAATAGAGCAAGACTTTGCAGAATATGGTAATGAAACATATAACAAACAATTAATAGAAGACTATTTAATTTCTACAGATTTTGAACCAGGAGCATTTTTAAGACCAGGTGTTATAGAGTTTATAAACGAAAAAATATCAGACTATGCTTTTAAAAGATTAACTAGACCTGTAGTAGAAGAATCTTTTAGTTCTAAGTTAGGTTTGTATGATGTAATTATAAGAACTACAAATTTTAAATACTCTTCTGCTAAAAAAGGTTTAGCTGATAATGAATTTTTACTACACGAAGGTGCACGTATTATTCCTGTTACTGATCCTACTACTCAAAAGAAAAGTACGTTAGGTAAAGTATTTGATAAGTTTGAAAAAGAATATGACTTAGATAAAAACAGTGATACTACTAAACAATTAAAAGAAACATTAGACAATGTTATGTATATACGTTCTCCAATGGTTAGTAACAGTGGTGTTCGTATTGGTAATTTTGTAGGATTTGTTGAAGGTAGAAAAGGTATATCTATTATAACTAACGAAGTTAACGACTTTAATATGAATGGAGCAGACAAAGACATTGACTCGGCTCATGTGTTTTGGGGTATGCCTAAAGAAATAACTAAGGTATATGCTAGACCTGAAATACAAAATCAATTATTAAAAGAAGACGGAACTATGATTTCTTTGAGTGATGCTAAAATTGCTAAAGAATTAGCTAATGCAAAGTTTCCACAAAAAGAAACAAGAAAGCAGCAGTTAGCTAATATGATTGATATAGATGCTAAGCTTGGCAATGGATTGTTTAGTGCAATAGGTAAAGACAGTGTAGGATATATTACTAATCAATTCCAAATAGCTAAACAAGAATTTGATTTAAGAAAACAATTAATGGTAGAAGACGGAAGCGGTAAAGTTACTGAGATGCAAACAAGTGAGTTGCCTAAAATTTGGAAACAGTTAATTATAGATCAAAATGTTTTACAAAGTACATTTATAGATGCTAATAAATTAGTTGATGTTGATTTACCGTCTACTGCTACAGCTAAGTTAAGAGGAAAATATAAAGACAATTTATTAGAAGCAGAAGATCGTATTGTATTGCGTGATATGTATAAACTTGTATTTAGTAAAGTACGTAAAGACGAAGCTCCATTAGATCCAAATGTAGTATCTCAAGAATATTTAAGAATGACTGAAGGTACTACTGGTTATTTAAGAATGGTTGGTGAAAATATTAATGGATTAAAATTAGAAATTAATCCTTACAATGCAATTGACAAAGAAGCTATTATCCCTGTATTAAAAGATTTGTCTAAGGTTATGAAGGATCATCCTTTATTTAAAAAAGCAAACTTAAGAGAGTTTGACAAATGGTTTATGGAAGGTATTGATGGAAAAGAAATGAATACCATTAAAGACTATCCTCCTTTTTTATGGAATAAAATTAATGGTATCGTAGATTTATCTAATGCTTTAAAAAAAGCTCAAGCGTTTAAAGAGTATGCTGTAGAGGTATTAGAAATGAATCCTAGTGCTGTTGATAAGTTTATTGTAGATGTAATAGAAACTACATTTGAGCAGCGTAATAAAATTTATCAATCATTTGACAATAATAAACAATGGTATAAGAAACAAAACATTAGAAGCTATGGAGATCAAATATATTTTACTAAAGAATCTATAAAAGAACAGTTAGAAACATTAACTACAGCTAGAAATGCAGTAGGAAAACCTTTGACTAAACAAGGTAAGATGTTAGTAGAAGATTTATTTGATGTATTTTATATAGCTAATCCTGTTATAGATTTAAACTTTACAGGATTTAGAGGAAAAAAACGATTTGATTTCTTGACAAGCGTTAATAGAGATATAAAAGAACTTCTCAAATTAAAAGCTCAGGAAACAAAACTTACTAAAGGGTTAGAAGAATTTTCTAAACAATCTACTTTAGACAAATTATACGAGCAAAGAGGTGCATTACAAAGAGAATTTGTAGGTTCTTTACCTGACTTAGAACAGACATGGTCCATAAAGGCCCGTAATAAGCAGTATATGGCTAGAGAACGCTATAAGGTACTAGAACTAGCAGTAGCAGAAAAAGATGCTAGAATAGAGCAATTTAAAAAAGATTTTGATTTTGACAATTTAATTGATTACGTGAGTGAGGATATTACACCGCCATCTACATCAAGTCTATCTGAACCTGTAATAGTAGACACTGCAAAACCAGCAGTTAATAAAACTAAACAGGTTGTTCCAGATTTAATTGACATTGACGTTCTTACAGATCCTAAAAAATTAGATAAATTAATTGATACAAAGAAAAAATTAACTAGCAATCAAACAGAAGGTATTAAAAAAGACCTAGATGATTTGCGTGACGTTATTAAATATCAAATAGCAAACGGTAATCCTGGTGTATTGTATAACATATCTTCTTTGTATGCTAATTTCTTTCAAGGAAAAAATAGAGAGATAGATTTAATTCAAGATGTAGATGGCTTGAGGTTAAAGTATTTTGTTAAACATATGAAAAACCAGTATGGTCCTAGTGATGCGTTTGATGCTATACGTAGAAATAAAGAGTTAATTAATCAAGCACGTAAAGACTTATACGTTGATATGACCGATATGGTTCCCTTAAAAACGTTTGCAGAATATGCTAAAGAACAAGACGTGTTTGTTAAAATGATGTCTGATTTAGACTTGTTTAAAAAAACAAGAATAGATTATAGAAAGTATGTAATGGAATGGGCTGATGCTAACGAAGGTTCTATTACTAAGCTATCAGATCAAACACAGGGCAAAATATTAAAAGATAAAGACAACATTGTATATGGTTATAATAAAAAAACTAAAGTAATTAAACCTTATAAAAATATAGGGCAATTAGAAAAAGATATTAAAGCTAATCCTATTATAGAAAAAATACCTATGGATAGTTTATCTTCTGTTATTACAGACAAAATTAATTTTATGTTTCCTATAGATGCAAACTTAAGAAGTCCTAAAGGTATTGACCAAGTGTTAGGTATTTACCAGAGATTAGACCAGTTAATTTCACCTTTTGAAAAAAGGTTTCAATTAGATAGAGGTGTTAAATTTAATCCAAGAACTTCACAAATGGATGAATATGGTATTTTAGTTCCAACTTCTACTTTAAAAACTATAGCAGAAGGTATATATGAAAATCATAGTATAGCCAGTCAGCTTAAAAAGTTTAATGTAGATTTTGTAGGTTTTAATAAAAAAATATTAAATACAAAACAAAAAGCGTACACAGCTAATCAAGATTTATTGTGGGAAGTTTCAGTGTTAAGGCATGTATTAGGTCCAGATAAATTAGGACCAAAAAAGAATAACACTTTACCTGAAGAACGAATTGAATTGCAAGAACGTTTAGATGTAGCAGAAAAAAAATTAAATAAAATAACAGAAAAATTATATTACACTAATAAAAAAGGTGAGCAGGTATTTGTAAATGCTAGTAAATATGCAGATGTAATACGTAATAAAGTAATACAACCTATTATGGATTTTGCTTTAAAACAATTTATAGAAAGTAATTATAAGAATATTGAAAAAGCATTTGGAGAAACTATATATGAAAACGTTTATAGTCCTCCTAAAAAATATCCACCAAGTCATCCTTTGTTTTATCAACAACGTTTAATGGAAATGTTTTTTAATTCAAATGGAATGATTAGTCCTGTTAGATTAATGGCTTTTGACAAGTCTGTTAGAATTAAACAAGACACTGTTTCTGGTTCTGAAATTTTACGTAATCATTTTCATTTAGACGATGTTAAGTTTTTAAATTATGCTTTTAATGTTCGTCAAAATATACACGATAAATACAGTGAATATTTAAATAAAAGCGGAGAACTTGACTGGGCTGTATTAGATAAAACATTAGTTAAGGGACAAAAAAAGTTTACAATAGGAGATAAAATTAGAAAAGAATTAGCTGCGCAACAATTAAAATTAGATGCAAGACAATTAGAAGTCGGTAAATTTAAAGAACAAAATGAATCTGCTCGTTTTTATCCTTACATGGGTTCTTTAGAAGTTAAAGATAATAAAAAGAAAATTGTCGAAGAATATTTACCTGCTGAAAAAGAACGTATTATGTCTAAAAAAGTTGATCAGCTACTAGATCCTAAAATGAAAGAGGATGTAATAAATGGTGAAGTGACTTTAGAGGATGCTAGATTTGCTGAATATCAACAATTAGAAAATAAAATTTTAAAAACTAATAAGTATGAAAATCCTAATGTAGATCAAGATGCTGCAGATACTTTAAATCAAGTACCTACTAGAAGAGGTAAAACAGTATATCCTGGTTTAGGTATGTCTACACACGCACGTTCTAGAACAGAAAGAGCATTACCTTTCTTTAGAACTGATGGTAATGTTCCTTTAGAATATATGGATAGTATGTCAAGAGGTTTAACTCAAAACATTAGTGCATTATATACTAGAATTTATTTGGATAAATTTTTAGAACAAGGTAGAAAAAATGAAACTATGTCTGATGTTATTGAACAATGGCATTCTGCTTTATTAGATTTTTCTAAAGGTTACATGGGACAACCTTCTACAAGAAATATAGAAGTACATGGTTTTAATAAAAAAGATTATGTGTTATTAAAAGAATGGCAAGATTCTGGATATGATCAATCGTGGAAATATGGAAAACTAAACAATGTTCAAAAGAAATTATTGTTAGATATGGAAGCAGCAGCATTGCCAACTTACACCGAACAACGTGCTATGAAAAAGAAGTTAGTAGGTGAGTTAATAAAAAAACATGGCAAAGATTTAAAAGGTGTTACTAAAGAAAAACGTGATGAATTTTTTATGACAACTATTGGTCCTGAAGTAAAAAAAGATTTTACGAAATGGATGGAAAAATCTCAAAAAGAAAACCTAGATTTACTTATTGATAAAGATAACATAGATAAATTAAAGATTAACTTTACTCCTAGACAATGGTTTAGCGATGAATCTGTTGGTAATACTATGTTAAAAATAGAAGGCAACATTAATAAAGTTTACGGTAAAGCTACTAAATCATTATTAGGTAAAGAAAAACAAATGTTTCAATCATTACCTGAAGATCCAATACTTAGACATAAAGCTATGGTAGATATGGCTCAGTATATGAGTGACCTAGAAGGTAAGTTTGAAGTATTTAGTTTGCTATTTCACCCTAAAGCTGCAATAACAAATGTATATGGTGGTTATCAAAACGTAATAACCGACACTGGTTTTACACATTTTATTAATTCATTTCGTGAAGATTTTTTAGTTAATGAAGTGTTTGCTGGTAAAAAGTTTAGGATATACGATCCAAAAACTAAAACATATCAAGACAAAGAATTAAAATCTATGGAAGATGTACACATGATGATAGATAGTCTAGGATTGCTAGAAGGTAATTTGTTACAAGAGTTAACATATTTACAAGCTAAAGAACCTGCTCAAGTTAAAAAGTTTTTATCAGAACTTGTAAAAAGAGTTACACAAAATACCAAGAAAAATAAATTGTGGGGTAACTCTAAAGAAGTTAACGAAAAAAATGATGCTTTTGTTAAAGAAACTATAGCAGAACTAGCTACTAAATACAATGTTGATGCTGCAGCTATGGAAGTTGGTAGTGTATTTATGTCTGCATCTGAAAAATTATTAAGACGTAAAGCGTTTTTATCGCATTATTTAAAAGCTAGAGAATTGTATGCTGATACAAAAGGTAATATTAAAGTAACTGACGAGTTTTTAGTAAAGACTGCTAAAAAAGGTGTAGAAGGTTCACAGTTTATTTACCATGCTACATACAGACCTAACTTTAGTAATACTGCATTTGGTCGTGTAATGACACGTTTCCAGCCATATATGTGGAGTAGTATTAGACGTAGAAAAACTATGTTTGAAGATATGATGGCTGTAGAGGGACACGCTAATTTTGAAGCTACTAAAAGATTTGAAAGACAAATAGCTAATGATGCTATGACCATGGCGTTAGCTAGTGTATTTGCTTACAGTATATTTGAATATGCATTGTCACCTCCTATGAACATATTTAAAGATACAGCTGAGTTTTTATTTGGTGATGAACAAACAAGAGAAAGAGCATTCTTTAATCAGTACCCTATAAAAGCTATGGCACCATTACAGATCGTGACACCTCCTGCTGCAAGATTTATTATGCCTCATGTCAATGCTTTAGTTAATGGTAACTACGAAGCATTCTGGAATTATACTGCTTGGACATATTTACCTGGTGGTAGGTTAATGCGTGATGTATATAAAACAACACAGAAACCAAATTATTGGATGGAATATTCTACTGGTATACCTCGTAATAGCATGAAATGGTACGGCCAACGTGTTGAAAGAGAACAACGCAATAGAGATATTATGTTAGAAAACTTAGGCGATGAATAACCTATGTTTTATTTAGCGCTATTTTTTAGAGAGCTTTTGCAATAAAATTTCCGACTCTTCTTTTTTTATAGTCAAAAATTTTATTGCTTTTTCAGTTAGTTTTTTTATTTCTGCTATTTCTTTTTTTAATAATTTAATTTCTTTTATTTTTTCTTGTTCATTCATAATTATTTTCCTTGTTATTAAGATGCCTCACAATACATAAGATACATATCTATCGACTAAGAAGATATGTTTTTAGTAGCCAACCAATCGTTGTATTTGCACAAGTATTAACCTTGTGAGCGAGGCATCTCAATCTTATTTAATCATTACAATCAGGACACTTTTCAGGTGCACGAACATCAGTTAAATCTAAGAAATCTTCTGATTTCCTAATAGTTTTATCTGATTTGTTCTTTTCTTGCTCCATAATAATCTTAGCGGCCAAAGACATGATTGCATTGATTTCTTCTTTACTCAAAGTCATCACGATTCTCCTTTTCAATTTGTAATAATCTTAAGAATCTTTTTAGTGGTATTATAGCTAAAGATTCTTTTCTATCCATACGTGTAACAACAACGTCTACATCGTCACCGTGATAATCTGGATACAACCATTGTGCAACTTTCTTTCTTCGCTTTGCTTGTATTGTAGTATCTTCGACTATCACGTCAACAACTTCTGATTTACCTAGTGATCTACCATCTGAAGCATAGGCCCTCTTTGCAGAAAGGCCCATGTCTTTAGCTGTATTCACGATCTCACGTTCGAGATTGTTACCACGTATTTTATTAGGATGCGTCACTTGTAGCAAGATTTTGGTCCATCTCAAAGATGTTAAAATCTTCCTTGTATTTCTCTACAGCTTGCGGTGATTCATCCCACATTCTAAAACCTGTGGAAAACTCCATAGGTCCTACACGTACGTCAAACCACAAGTGATTACCAAAATTACTATCCATTCTTGCAGAAAAGTTTAAGATCTTTAACAATCTTAAATGTGCTTTCTGGATATTATTTTTATCAGTATAACTTGGTTTAACTAATGTATCTAATTTAATCATAATTACTCCTTATTTGATTAAATTGCATTGTATTGGTATCAAACGCTGCAGTCATTTCAAACCTACCTTCGTCACGTGATTTTACAGAACTAACTATACGTACTGCGTCATCACGATTACCTTTGATAAGTATTACTTTATCTGCTTTTTGTACTACGTTCGATGAACCTTTTAACGAATGCAAATTGATTACGTTATTGCTAGCAGACGATTTGTTTAAATGATGAATTGCAATAATAATTATATTTGTTTTCTGTGCTATTTGTTTCAATGCACCTATAACTATATTTTGCTTTTCTATTTCACCTTTTACAAAGTCTACTTGCACTTCATCTGTAGTATCTACTACTAACACTTTAGGTTGGTACTCAGATACTACCTTCTTAATTGAGTCTATTCGAGGTGCAATAGTCATTACTTGCACATGATCAAGCTTGTCTTTTAAAGTAAATTCTGGATTTGTTTTATATTCATTAGTAATCCATTCTTTATCTTTACCAACAGCAATTTGACCAAACCTTCTGAATATTAACTGTTCATTCATTTCTAAAGATAGAAACAATGTATGTTGCTTTGCTTTTACAATAATGTCTTGTATGAAAGCAGTTTTACCTAAACCTGTATCACCAGAAAATACTATTAATTCTCCTGGTGCAAAGTTATAAGGATCGCAGCCATATATTTTATCTAACTTTATAGAGTTCTGTGACATGGTATTAACAAGGTAATCTCTTAATGAATCTTCCAATTCATTAATACCTTTAATATCAAGCTTGTAGTCTTTACGTTTATAGTAAATACATTTAGCATCACAATATTCAGCCATGATATGGTCATCGCAGCCGTATTGATAATTACCATCGTACACATTTTTAACAGTTCTATTTACTTCTTCCTCACTCATTTGGCCATCACTCCATGTATGCATACCATTTAAAGCAACAATAAAAGGTACACCTGCACGTTTGTACGTGCTTGTCATACGCATCATTTTATTGTTTCTAGCTCCAATATGTGGACCTTCGTTAAAGATATGTTGCATACAAGACACTACACTTGTTACATCAGAACTCTTTTTATTAGAGTTAGGTTTTGCAACAATAGTAGGTGATGCTATCACCATTGATTGTAAGTAAGGTTCTACTTGAGGTGTTTTATGTAACGTTTCAAAGAAATTATCAGAATCGCTATTAACCCATTCTAAGTAGTTTTGTTTGCTTGAAGCATAATATTCAAGGTCACTGTAAGATATATCTCCAGTTTGTGATAAAGGAATCCATATTTTATGTAATTGTGTTTTAGGATTTAACGACCATTTAGTTCTGATGATCCTCGTTTTATCATAGATTGAGTCTGCAAAGTCAAAATGTTTATTCATTGTAAGTCTTAACTTATCATGAAGAGTTTTACTTTGCTGCAATCCAAACACATTTTTCATTTCAATATGAAATCCGCCACCACTAAACCATAGATTAATGTCTTCTTCCATTACACCTTTATTAAACATTTCAGATAAACACGCTTGCATATATCCTATCATTTGATCTTTAGGTATATCACCTTTATCAACATCTAATATGATATAATCCAATGCACATGAACCGTCATAACCTTTTACAGTTCCTGTTTCGGTAACGTGTTTATTGAAACTTTCATCAAACACAAAGTAAGAACGATACATTTCTTTCGACCAAGAGTAATCTAACACAGCTTTCTTATATTGTTCTGTAGTTACTACTTGATTACGATTAGAAATACTATCTTTTACTATTTCGACATAGCATTTTTGAGAGATTCTGGTATCCCCCCGTATTTCTTCATGTTTATTGCCATCCATCCTTTTACCTTTTTCTGTTTCATGTGTTTTACTTCTTCCAACATTATGTCTAAACTTTCAAACAATTCAGGAGTTTCTCTTAATTCCCTCCAAAGTCTAGAATAAGTGCTAGCGGTATGTATTTTACCATACTTTAATTTTCCATATAATGGAACATTAAGTTCAATATCGTATGAATAAAATTCGTTATTGCTAGATTTATCTGCTTGTTCTGATACCCAGTTAAGCAGTATTGTTTTAGCAGTCACTAGAATGGCAGGTCATCTAAATCTACAGGTTCAGGTGGTGCTTGAACTGCACTATCTTCTTTTCTGTAGTTTTTAGGATAACCTTTAGCTAATTGAGCTTCAAAATCTCTACCTAATTGTGCTTCATCTTTCCAAGAACTAACTGTAGACCAGATAGCACGTTTATATTTTCCAGTTGCTGGATAACTTAAACAAGCTATTTGTGAATTTGTTAACTCTTCTAAGTTGATGTCGCCAGTATCAGATATATTTAGATCTTTACCTGCTGCTAAAAACAATGTGTTTACTAAATCGGGATATTTTAAATCAGATACAACACCATTAGTGTCTTTTTCATAGTTCTGATTCATAAATAAACTATATTTGTAGCCATTGCTTTCATCAGTTAACTCAAGCTTAACTGTTGTATCACTGTATTGTGACTCGATCTGTTCTGCTGCGGTAACTGTACACTTATTAATAAAGTATTTTTTGCTACCTCCGCTTGTATTGCTTTTTATTTTAGTACCTGTAATAGCCATTAGTCCTCCTTTTGGTATTTGCTATTGCGTTCATCTACTGCATCATTTACAGCATCCATTTCAGTCATTATAGCTTTGTCAACAGCTGCCATAACTAATTCATAGTCTGGAAACTCAAAGTCATAACGTTCTTCGT